GGCCCGGTCCATGTCGGCGCCGCGCCCGACGATGTGTTGATCGCGTGCGCAAAGCCATTGCCGTCGGGATTGGCGTCGTCATTGGTGTAGCCGGCGGAGATTCCGGTCACGGTGCCGGCGGTGACGATCCCTTGCAGGATCGCGTCGTCGGTGCCGGTCAAGGTGAGGCCGACGCCCGCGCCCGTCGTGTTCGTCGTGGCACCCGAGGTGTCGAAGGCGGCCGTGGCCGTCGTCGAGAGTTCCCAGACTTCGACATCGCCTTGGGTCGCAGCCGACCAATTGGCGACGATCGAGGTTGCTCCCGAGCTGCTTGATAGCGTGTACCAGGCATCCGTGCCGCGCGAGCCGTCCGTGGCGCGGCAGGAGGTGCAATGCGTGTAGTTGCCCCCATTGGTCGGGCTCGTCGACATCGTTGTCGTGCCGTCGAAGATGAGCGACATGGCGACGATCACATGGCCGGCGCCGGTCGATGTCACCGAGACCGAGCAGGTCGTGACGTTCGCGGAGGAGCAGAGCGCGACCTTGTGCTGGACGAGCGTCCAGGTCGCGTGCGCCCCGTGGCTCCAGAAGAGTGCGGCGAAGAGGCCGAGCGCCGTGAGAAGGCGACGAATCAATCGTAGTTCCCGAAGAAGCTGTTGAACTGCGCCGAAACTGCGGCGTCGATATGGGCGTCGGTGACGAGCGCCGCTTGCGCTGCGACATCGGCCGAGGTGAGCGCCACCGTGCCGCCCGCCGTCGCGTCCGAGATCACGTTGGCGTCGGTCGCTACCGTCGCCGCGAAGAGTTGCTTCCAGCTATCGGGGGCGTTCAGGATCGCGGCAGCTTGCGTCGTGCGCTTCTTGTGGAGCGGGGTCGTGACCGCCTCAGTGGTGATCGAGACCGAAGCGGCAAGCATCGAGGCGCGGACGCGCCCGACGAAGGTCGCGTCGGTCTGGAGCACGTTCATGTCGGAGCGCGAAGCGGCCATCGTCCTGAGCCTTTCTTAGAATTGCGTGTAGCTGATGACGCCAGAGACCTGGCCGGTCCCGGATTGCAGGATGCAGACGTTGTCGGCGGCAGCGCTGTCAGCGGCCATGATCACGCCGAGCCCAGAGCCTTGCGTGAGACCGCCATTGGCGGCGAGGTTCCAGCCTGTTGCCGCCGTGGTTCCACCCGTGCTGACGCCCGCGGTGCCGGTGCCGCAGGTGACGCCAGTGCCTTCGACGATCGCGATGTTTTGCGCGGTCGCGGTGACGAGGTTGATCGAGCAGATATAGGTTTTCTTCGATGCCGTGCCGGTGATGATCTGGGCGCCGGCAGTCTGGTTGATCTTCGCGCGGGTGTCGCAGACGGTGATCCCGGTGAGGTTCCCCGAGCCGTTGCCGCCGATATAGCGCGCGGCAGAAGGGACGGCGGAGCCGGTGGCCGAGCCGCCGATGCCGGCGCTGTTCGAGTTGTCGGATGCGATCGTGACGCGATGCGAGCCCGTGCCCGTCGTGCCGTTGCCCATGAGCGGCGTGACGCCATTAATCTGGGCGACGTTGACCGGTTGGTTGCCAGCGATACTGACCGGCTGCGTGACCGCGCTGCCATCGACCTTGAGCGCGGTCATCGAGGCGATGCCCTGAACCGTCAGAACATCGGTGCTGGCTGAACCCGCTGTGCCGAGCGCCGGTTGCTTGGCTGAAGTCGCCGCGCCCGTGGGCAGGGGAAGAGAAGCGGCTGAGATCGGCTGCGTCACCGCCGAGCCATCCACTTTGATGGCGGTCGCATTGGCTGCCGTGCCGGAGAGATCGACACGAACGGCGGTGCCGCTCGCGACGCCTTGGACCGAAAGGACGTTCCCATTCGGCGAGCCGGCCGTGCCGAAAGGCAAGCCGCCGGAGACCTGTGCGCCAGCGATGCCGGCGGCAAGCAGGATCGCCGCGGAGAGGCCCGCAAGGAACGATTTCATGCCCATTTGCAACCGACCTTGTGGCCCGCGGTCGCGGCGATGACATGCACGGCCTCGTTCGAGACGAAGCCGGGCGACTGCATCTCGATCATTGAACCGGGCTCCAACGGGATGCTGGTGTTATCGGCCGCCGCCGCGGCGCCGAAATTCACGTAGAGGAGTTCGGTCTCCGTCGGCGGGTTCCAGATCATCAGGATCTTGCGCGTCGCCGCCGCAAGGAGCTGCTGGTCCAGGCCCCCTGTCGCTATCGCGGCGTGCGCGTCGGTGAAGGCGCCGATCGGCCCGATGGGCTTCGTCGGCAGCCGGTTGCCGTCGCTGTCGTCGACGAGGTTGTAGTTCGTGTCGCGCGTGCCGTAGCCGACCTTCGTGATCGGCCAATGCTCGGTTCCGCCCTTGTTGTCGGTGGCGAAGGTGGCGCCGCCGGCGCCCGCATTGGCGATGACGTTGTCGGCCAAGGCCCGCCTCCGCGATCAAAAGGTGCTCGGGCCTTAGCCCTTGGACTGGCACTCGGTGATCGAGACCGAGCCGCTTGTGGCATCGTTGCTGATCACCGAGACGAGATCGGTCGGCGCCACCGAGAAATACTGGACGAAGGGCTTGGGCAGCAGCGTGGAGCTCGGCCCCGCCGTGGGATTGGCGCCGATGGCGATCCGCACATCGCAGGAGACGCCGCTCACCATGATGAGGCGCGTATTGGCGCCAAAAGCGGCACTTTGATTTGCGCCCCCGCCGGCCGCGTTGCAGGTGACGTTCTGCGCATTGCCGAGACGGATCGCCGGGAGGGGAATGCCGTCATTGCCGACGGGCGTGTCGACCTGCATCGCTCACTGGCCGCCTTCGCCGATGGTGAAATAGAAATCATCGGCTGTCGTGGTGCTCGAGATTACGGCCGCGAAGGTGTTGGGGCCGAGCTCGACGATGATGCAGGAGGCCGCGAGCACCGGCAGGTCGGCCGCGGTCGCCGTCGGCGCGGTCGCCCCCAGCCGCGCAAAGCCCAAAACGGTCCCGGCATTGCAGATGCGCACGCGATTGCCGGCGCTCGCATTGGTGAGCGAGCCGCTGACGGACGAGGGCGTGGCGTTCGCCGTGATCTTCGTCGTGCCGCCGGGCGACGGCGAGAACGGAAGCTGCGAATCGGCGAAGGCCGGGGTGCCGCAGCATCGGACGAGCACGAGGAGTGCTGCGGCGAGCGATCGAAAGTACGTCAAAGGACTTTCTCCATCAGTCGCGGTCGCCGGCCTTGGGGAGGAGCTTCGCCCAGGCCTCTTCCATGGTCATCTCCTGGACGCCGCGGATCGGCTCGGCGCTCTGGTCGCGCTTGCCTTTGACGAGCTTGTCGAGCATGCGGCCCAGGAGCGAGAGGCAGTCGATCTGGTCGTCGTTGACGCCCGTCGGGAAGCTCATCATCTCGGCGACGAGCGCATTGACCCAAGGCGCGTTCTTAGGGACCAGCACCTTTCCCATGGCGTAGCGCCCGCGGATGGCCTGCGCCCGCGTCGGCTTGTCTGCCGACGATGTGAACTGCTCGCGCGCGACATAGGTCTTGGTCTCGAGGAGCCGGCGCACGAGGAAGGGGCCGACGCCCTTGTTGATCTGGCCGTTCTCTTCGGCCCATTCGAGCGGCTTCCAGCGCTGGCAGAGCTCGATGAAGGCTTCGACCCATTTGTCCGATTCGGTCTGCCCGCGCCAGAGATCGAGGACGTAGATGTCGTCGTTGGGGTCGACGCCGAAGACGATGTGGACCGTCCAATCGCCGCCCCCATCGGTGACGGCATAGTCGGAGGCGCCGTAGATCTTGAGCGTCGAGCGCGGCGGCGGCGTCTCGTACCAGCGCAGATGCTTCCGCTTGAAGAAGTCGCCGTCCTCGGGCGATGGCCGCTGCTGATAGAGCGCGTTCCAATTGCGCGGTCCCTGGACGATCTTCTCATGCGCCAAGAGACCCGGCGTGAACCATTCGGGCCAGAGCCATTCGCCGGGCTTCCGGCCCAGGGGGTCGTCGGCCTCGGCCTCGGCGCGGATGCAGACGACGCGCCAGACCTCGCCGTCCTTCGCGGCGACGGCGCCCGAGCGGCCATCATAATCGGCGGGGAAGATGCGCCCCGCGAGATCGTCCTCGTGCCAGCGCGTCATGATCAGCACGATGGCGCCCCCGGGCTTGAGGCGCGTCCTCACATCGGAGAGATACCACTGCCAGACCGTGTCGCGATGGACGGCGCTGTCGGCCTCCTTCCGGCCCTTGATGGGATCGTCGATGAGGATGACGTCGCCGCGGCGACCCGTGACCGCGCCATCGACGGAGGTTGCGACGAACTCGCCGCCGCGCTCGGTCTCCCACTCGTCCTTGGCCTGGCTGTCGAGCGCCAGGCCGAAGCCGAAGACGCGGCGGTAGAGCTTCGAGCCGACGAGGTTGCGGCAGCGCTTGCCGAAGCGCGCGGAGAGCCGCTGCCCGTAGCTTGCGGCGATGATGCAGTTGCGGTCGTGGCGGCCGAGGTAATGCGGCGGGAAGAGCGTGCTCGTATAGGTCGATTTGGCCGAGCCCGGCGGCATGAAGATCGCAAGGCGCCGGGTCTCGCCGTCCTCAACCTTCTGCAGCTCGGCGACGAGGTGCTCGTGATGGAGCGCGAGCGCCAGATCCGGCCTTGCCACGCCGATGAACTGGCGCAGGCTGCGGCGGGCGATCCGGCGCGCCAGCAGCTCGCGCGCTGCCTGCGCCTTCGTGATCCTCGTCGGTATCCTGGGCCGCGATGGCGGCAAGCTCTTCGTCGCTGAGGTCGCTGGCATTCCGCGTCACGCTGATGCCCCCGCCGTGCTCGATGCTGGTCAATCGAGGCGCGTAGAAGGGCGCTGCCGCCTTCGCCGCATCGATCCGCTGGTCAAGCGAGGGGTAAACCATGAAGGGCTGGCCCACGGGCTGGCCGTCCTCGTCAAAGAGCGAGCAGAGCATGCCCTCGCCGCGCGCGACGGATGCCAGCACCTCATGCGGCAGCAGGCCCTTGGACTGCGCGTCCTCGATCATTTGCCGCGTGCGCTTGTTGCGCGCGCCCTTGGGGCGGCCGGCGCCGGGGCGTTTTCCGCCGGAGGGCATTACCGGAAGCTACCGCGCCTCACGCCGCTGAGGAGATCATCACGGACCTCGCCCAACGGATCGCGGCCGGGCAGCTCAGCGGGCCAGTGCGTCAGCGACGCGACCTGGACGCTATTGCCCGCAGCCTGCAGCCTGCGGACATAGTCGCGGGTGATGCAGTCGGGGCAGCCCGGCTCTCCGCAACCCTCGACCTTCTCCCCGTGACCCTTGTCTCGCTGGCAGCCGTGGCCGCCGACCGCATGCACGCGGACAACGAAGTCGCCCATGAGGTGCTCCTTTGATATTTGAATTCCTGATAGTTTTTCAGCCGCGCCCGATCACGACGCGCGCAAGAGCCGGCGCGCGTCCTCCGGGCTGATGCCGTGCCGGTAGAGCGGCGCGGACAGCCGCTTGGCCGTCTCCCATAGGATGCGATCCCGCTGCATGGACCCGATACCGCGGCACCGATGCCAGAATTCCGCCTTATGCGCGGCGGTCTCCTCGCGCAGTCGGAACTCAGGATCGAAGAGGTAGCTGCGCCACCATCCCAGCACGTCGGCGCCCTGCCGCCGACAATGGATGGCCTCATGAGCCAGCAGAAACGGCTCGATCCGCACGCCGTCGGGATTAAAGATCGTGTCGCCCCAAGCGAAGATGACGCCATGGGTCGTGCGCACGGGGAAAACTTCCGCAATCTCGTCGTAGATCGGCGGCTTGGCCCTGATGATGCGCGTCAAAGCCCCAGCTTCCCGCTCGTATTGTCCTTGAAGGAGCGCCCGCGGTTGTAGCCGAGCGTCGTCTCGAGCCGGCGATGGCGAAGCTGGTCTTTTGCCTTGACCGGATCGGCGCCGTTGGCGAGCGCTTGCGTCACATGGCCGACGCGCAAGCTATGGGCGCCGAGCTGCTGCGGGTCGAGCCCGGCCTGCTCGGCGTATCGCTTGACGATGCGCCAGACGATCTTGTCGGAGAGCTTCGATTTCCCGAAGCCGTCTGGCTTCACCGAGCGGAAGAGCGGTCCTTCCGTGATTCCTGAGTCGGCGAGCCAGTGCTTCAATGCCCGGACCGGGCAGGTGCCCTCGCGCTTGCCGTAGAGGACGCCGACCGATTGCCCGTGGCCCTCTTGGTCGGTCTTCGAGCGGCGGATCCGGATCAGGAGCCCATCCCGCCGCCAATCCAAATCGTTGACTTCGATGTCAACGATCTCCGACCGGCGCAGGCCCGCGGCAAAGCCCAAGAGCAGGATGGCACGATCGCGGGTGCCGCGGAGCGATTTCGGGACGACGCGGAGCATTGCCGCGAGATCGGCCGTCATGAGCTCGGCGCGCCCCTTAGGCGCCGAACCCCTCTCCCGGGCCAGGCGCCGCAGCGCGTGATAGATCGCGGGGTCGAGCCGGTCGAGATGGAGGCCCGCCAAGCGATGTGCCCGCCCGATCGCCGCCAGGCGCCGACGGAGCGTCGAGAGCTTTACCGTCGAAGCGAGGTCGACGAGATAGTCGCGCAATGCCCGGGGTTCGGCCGGGCAGGGAGGCTTGCCGTTTCGCTCGCACCAGGCGCACCAATCGGCCCAATCGGCCTTATAGGCCCGCATGGTATTGAGCGAGTAGGAGCCCTCGATGTCGGCGCGCAGCTCGGGGTCGATCGTGTCCGATAATCCCCGCTTATCGGCAACGATTTCGGCCGGAAGCGACAGGCGATTATCGGACATTCAGGAGTATTCGTCGTAAGCCCGCTCGAGCTCGCCCCGAACGGTGCCTTTGGCGGCCTTCTTGACGGGGGCGCCATTCACCTCGCAGCAGGCATTGGGCGTCACATGGAAGCCGCCCTCGCCGCACCAGAGCGGCCGGCCTTCGCTGTCGACGTGTTTCGCCTTCTTGGCGAAGGGGCAGCGCTTGCAGCCGAAGCCGATCCCGTTGACGGCGACGCCATAGGCCGCCTGCTCGGGCGTGACCCGACGGAGCACCATCTCGCCGTCGCTAGCGCGGATCGTCTCCCAGGCCTTGCAGGACCCGGCCTGCCGGTCGACCCTGGCGATCTTGACCCAAAGGCACGACGCGTCGTCGACCTGGTTGCAGCGGCCGCAATTGTAGCGGCCGAGCGGGTCGACGGTATGGCCATCGCCGCAGCCGAGCTCGTCGGCATAGAAGAGCTTCTTCGACCAGCGCTCGCGATTGTGCGCCCAGATGATCTGGTTTTCGGGCGTGTCGCTGTCGTCGGGCTCGATGAAGAGACCGTCGGCGCCGCGCTTCAAGGTGAGGATGGGGCGGACCGGCGGCTCGGCCATGGGCACCCCTCGAAGCGAAAAAGCCCTCGGGACGCGCCCAGGCGCAATCCGAGAGCTCAACTATGCCGACCCTATCATGCGGGGGTTGATAGATCCTGAACGCCGCGCGCGGACGCGGTATGTTTCCGTCGCCAGTGGCGATCTTCGGCCTTGCGGAGCTCGACCAGCGCCGCCAATCCCTTGAGGAGGCGCGCCATCTCCTCATAGTCGGCCGGCTCCTGGTTCGGCATCACCGCCTTGGGCAGCATGAGCATCTGCGTCGCGCGCTCGACCGCCTCGAGGACGCTCTTCTTGCGCGCCAGGAAGATCGGCATGCGATAGAGGACGGTGCGGCCCGCCACCCGGCGCACCTGGACCTCGCCGCGCTTCACCCCGCCCAAGGCGGCGACCATCCGCTCGAAGCGGGCCTTGTTGGAGAGGATCCGCGCCAGTTGCCGCTCGCTCGTCTCGCCCTCGACGCGCAGGCCGAACTCCTCGCCGACGCCCGCCACCATCCGCTCATAGAGCGCCTCGCAGCCGGGGGGCGAGCCATAGAGCCACCAGGCGAGCACGGCAAAGCGCAGGCCCTCGTATTTCATGTCGTCGCTGATGAGGCCGCGCGCATTGAGGACGTCCAGGGGAAAGTCGAGGCCGACCCGCTCGTCGCCGGCGATCGCCTTGCGCTTATCGAGCCGGCGCTGCTCCTCTTTCTTCTCCTCGTCGCGCCGCTTTGCCTCGAGTTCGGCCTTCCTGAGCCGGTCGACGGGATCGCCGCCCTTGCCGGCGCCCCCTTTGCCCTTCTTCTTGCCCAAATGCTTCAACTCCGAGAGCGCGGGCCCGGAAAGGCGCGCGGTATATCAAGATTGATATGTCGGTCGAGCGGCGGCTCTGGTCAGGCGAGCTCCTCGCCGCGGTTGGAGGCGACGCCGCCAGCGCGGTCGATCTCCTCGAGCGGCCATTCGACGGCGCCGCGGAAGGGGATGGCGCAGGCCTCATAGAGGACGCCCGAATGGGGCCGGTGCTCGCCGATCTCGATGACCTCGATCGCCTTCATCGTGGCGCGCCGGGGGTCGGGGTGGTGCTCGCGGGTGAAATATCGGACGAGCTGGGTATAGAGCCAGCCTTCGATCGCGACGGCGCGGCCGCGGGCCGGCGCCACGGGGTAGACCACGACGTCATAGGTCTCGATGAGCTTTAAGAGCGCCTGGATGGCGGCTGGCGCCGGCTCGCGCGAGAGGAGCGGCGCATCGCCCTCTTTGAGCTCGCCCGGATAAAGCGCGCCTTCGAACCCGACGCCCAATCGCGGTTTTGGCATCCGCTCTTCAACCTGACGCGGCAAGCGACATGCGGGAAAGATAGCGTAATCTCGCCCGCGGCGGTTGAGGAAACGTTAAGCGGAACCGTGACTTACGCGCGAATCGCTCGGCTGTTCGATGACGCGCGCCGGGATCTCGTCTGGCCAGGCGAGCCCGTCGATCCAGCGGCGCACCGCGCCCGCGCCTTTGGGGAGCAGCGTCTCCTTCACTTCGAGCGCGAGCAACGCCAGGAACTCGCCCTTCGCTCGAAAGGCCTCATGCGCGCGCAGCGACGCGAGGAGGGACGCGATCGCGGCCTCGGGGCCATCATTCCCGAGCGCGAGGAGGGCGCGCTCCTTGGCGGCCTGGAGATAGTCTTGGCTCATGCCGCCGCTGCCGCGATTCGATCGCCAATCGTCACTTTGCTGCCCGGCGCTATGGGTGCGTCGAGGGACAGGGCGCCGTATGTGCCGAAGAGCCGCCAATGCCGACGGGTCACCTCTTTCGCCGCCTTCGGCAGGTCCAAGAGGCTGACTTCTCCCTCCAGCACGGCCAGAACCAGGTCGCCGATGATGTCGCCCCGCGTTTCCGCATTGAGCGTGCTCGGGACGACCGCCGCGGCCGCGGCATAGAGCTCGTTGCGCAGGAGCTCGGCATTGAGACGCTCCCCCAAGGGGCGCACTCGGTCGCGGCGCGCTTCGGCGAGCCGGTCTTGGCGAGCCTTGCGGCGCATTGCGGCCCGCGTGGCGATGGCGGCGAGCATCCGGCGGTTGAAGGCCGGGTTCCGCCGCAAAGCGATCAGCCGCAGGCGGGACTCGATCCTGCGCTGACGCTCCCGGCGCAGATCGTGGATGATTGCGTCGAGACGAGCCCTGAACGCGGGGTCCCGGCTGCGCCGCTGATAGACGGCCGACTCCGACGGCATTCCCTCCTTGGTGGCCAGCGCCGCTACTCCCGCGGTCGGCAGCAGGATGAGGAACCTGTCCCAAGCCGCCTCGGTGATGCGCTTGCGGCCGCTATTGCTTAGGCGGCGTCCGCTCATGGTTTCCGTGGCGCGGTGATCAAAGTCAGCATCGCGCAACCGCTTTTTGCGGAAGGCGGCTGAGGATGGCATTCCCGGCAGCTTCGAGATCTCGACCGGGCTCAGCGTCGCGAGGTGACCCAGATAGGCTTCCCACGTCGCCTGCGTCGTTCTGAAGCCGGGGCTTCGCCCGCGATCGCCGACGTGCCGTCCCATCTTCGAAAGGCGCTATCGCCGCGGCAGCGACGGCGCCAAGCGCGGCGGCCCGAACCCGTCGAGCGTGCGGCCGTCGGCCTGCACCTGTTCGATCTCTGCTTCGGCGAGGAGAAGGTGGCCTGAAATCTTGAGCGCCGACGCGCGCAGCGCCCCTTCGTGATCGATTGCGCGGCTGTCGAGCTCCATGCGGATCGCCCGGATGAGCTCGCCGATTCGCCAGCCGGCGGGATTGTCAGCGCATTTCAAGAGCTTGCCGACGTGCATAGGCGCCACAGTACTCCCCGAGAGTTAACGCCGGGTCACCACGAAATGGCGCAAGCGCTTAGAAAAGGCGGGGTTTTGGGCGGCTAAGACTTCGCGCTCTCGGCCTCGATGCGGGCGATCTCGGCGGCCACGTCCGGGTCGTCCGGCGAGCGCAATTTGAAGCGCGCGGTCTCGTGAAGAACGCGGTCGATCCGATAGGGATCATGCGCGTGCTGCGGCGGCTCGGGAGCCACCTCTTTGGGCGGCGGCGTGTAGTTCAGGCTGATCGCCAGCGCACGGAAGCGCTCGGCGATCTTTTGCCGCTGTTCCTCGTTCAATTCTTCCGTCGATTCGGGAGCGGACTGAAGCCGCGACAGGCGCTCGGCCGCGATCATTTTTGCGCGCAAATTTCGCCGCTCCGAGAGCGCCTTTTCGATCGGCGCGCGGAGATCGGCCGGCTGCGGAAAATCGTAATAACCGCGGTGCGAAAGGCGAATGGACTTGAGCGCTTCCGCGACCAGGTCGGCCGGGACGTCGGCCAGCGCCTCCAGGTAAAAGCGTGCGATTTTCGGCCAGTGCGCCGGCAGCTTCAGCAGCGAGAATGTCTCGTCGATCGCGACGGCAAGACGCTTCTCGTCGACCGGCGCGATGCTTGCCGAGGCGGCTTCGATAGCCGCGGGCAGGCCCGCTTTGACCTCAGGCGGCAGAGGCTGCGTCGGGTCCCATGAGGTCAGAAAGTCCCTGAGCGAGGCCGGCACGTCGGAAGGCTTCCTCGCCGTCAGCGCCGTTCCCGTCGATCGTGGCACGATTGACCGCTCGTCCATTGGCCCCTCCCTTCGCGTTGATGCACCAATTGATCCAGGTCGCGTGCCAGTCCACCTTGCGGCCGCGCTGGCCGGCCGCCGATCGCCAATAATTGACGAAGGTCACGGCCTCGAGATCGAGGTCGATCTCGGGGAGGTGGTGCTTTTTCCGGGTAGCGTAGCCCTCGCCGACCCACTCGTCGGGAACGGTAAAATCATCCCTCAGCCTGGAGCCGCGGGGCGCGCCAGCGCCTCTCTCCTCCCGAAGGGAGGAATCTGATAGTTCTGGTTCTAACTCTAATATGTCGTCGGATTCGCGCGTTTTTTGCGCCTGTTTTTTTGCATTTTTTTCGCGATTTTTTATGCCTGATTCGTCGTCTTTCAATGCCTTATTGAGGGCCTTCGCACGCTCCGCCTCGACACGTTTTTGCACGAGCTTTCCGCCGATCGGCGCGCCGCTTTCATCGGTCTCGAAGAACTCGATAAGGACCGGCTTGAGCTTCTTCAGCCATCGGCCCGGCGTGCACCGGAGGAGGCGCGCGATGCGCTTCGTGTCATCGACGAGCGCCCGGCGCTTCTTCCAATTGAAGAAGATGAGCCGCACATAGGCGCCGAATTCTTCATTGGTCAGGTCCTCGGTGTCGGCCAGGAAATCGGCGACGTAGGTGTTCATGTAAGGCACGGCGCTCATGATCTACCCCCTTGATGCCTCTTTGCTTGAACCGAAAGAGCGCGCCTGCCAATATCGTCTTCCCAAATAGCACTCCTCATCACGAGCGGCGCCGCGGAACCCCTCCCCGGCGCCGTTTCTCGTCAGGGCGGCCGTTCGAGCGCGAAGAGCGGCGCCGACTCGACCGCCGGCCTCGCGCGGGTGCGCGGACGCTCGAGGACCGCCAGCGGCTCGACAACGATGACGACCTCGGGCTTCTCGCTGTAGACCTTGGCGATCGAGACGGCGACGATCTGCCGGTCATCGCGCCAGATGACCTCGTTGAAGGCATCGCCGATCGCTTTCAGGATGTTGTCGGCATCGATGTTGGCGGTGGCCCATTCGCGGCCCTCGCGCGCCGCTTTCTGCCGCCATAGCGGCCAGCTCTGCGGGATCGGGAACGCCGCCGTTACTTCGACGCGGCAGGGATTGTCGAAAGGCGGCCGATTGCCCATCGCCTCCTGGCCCGCGTAGCGCAGCGCCGCCTCGTATTTGCGCGTCTCCGCCGGCGTGTAGGCCCGGCCGGTGGCTTCGGACGAAGCGCGGACGCTGCTTGCGCTCGGGCGCGCCGGAGAAGCGGATGATGATGGGATCGCTCATGCCGAAAGCCTCTCCGTCGTCTCGCCGATCCTGAGATAGGCGGCCCATGGGCGTGGCGGCGGCATCGTCGTTTTGCCGGCATGCGGCCCGGCCATGATCTTGGCGACGCGCCAGTTCTTGGCATGCACATAGATCATGATGCGGCCCGACCGGCAGAGCTCGCGCGTGAGCCGCACAGGCTCGCCACCGTGTCCCGCGGCGACGAGGTGCGCCCGGATCTCGTCGCGCGTCGGGCAGCGCGCGCCCTTGGCCGCGGCCTCCTCGATCAGCGCGAAAACGGCTTCGAGCTGGGGGCCGTGCCAGGATTTGATGCTCACAGGTTCACCCCGCTCCGCTTGGGCTCGATCCAGCCCGGCCCCTGCGCCCGCGTGTAGCAGCGCGCGTGATGCGCCTCGCAATAGGCCGAGTTGGGCTGCGCCGGCTTGCCGCAATAGATCGCCTCGCCCTTCGCCATCACCTCGCGCGGGTCGCCGGCGATGAAGCGGCAGCCGCCTTGCGGCCGGGGTGCGGCGAAGCCCGGCTTGATGCCGAGCGAGCGCTTCGTCGCGCGATTGAGGTATTGCGCTTGCGCGGTCGCGGCGGCGCGCGTCTTCACGCTCATCGCCAGCGCCTCCGTCGCGCGTCATAGATCTCCTGGCCGATGCAGGCACCGATGAAGCCGAAGAGGAGCACGCCGAAGATGCCGGCAAGCATCGCCGTGACCGTGCTGCCCGCCCACGAGACCAAGGCCGCGATGCCATAGCAGAGCGCCGCAACGAAGGCCGGGAAGCCCACGGCGCCGAGCGCGATGTAGAGGGCGCGGGTCATTCCGTGGCCTCGACTATGCGATCGAAGAGACCTTCGCTCGCGCGGTCGGTCCAGTCGAGATAGCGTGCGGCCTGCCGGAAATAGCTCTCCTTGAGCTCGACGCCGATGAAGCGGCGCTTGAGCCGCAACGCCGCAACGCCCTCGGAGCCGATTCCCATGAAAGGCGAGAGAACCGTATCGCCGGGATTGGACCAGAGCGCGATGGCGCGGCGCGTTAAGTCGAGGGGCATCGGGCAGATGTGCTTCTCATCACCTGGCGCGCGCGCCGCATCGGCGTTGAGCACGTCCGTCTCGCGCGTCGTCATCCAGACGGGCGACGCCCATTCCTGCCACTGCGGCAGCGGAAATTCTTCGGGCGCGTGCGTCACGGGCTCGACCGCCTCGCCCTCCGCCGCCCACTTGCGGAAGACGACGAGATATTCGGGCAAGCCTTGCCGGCTGAAGGACGAGTCGGCGCGAAGCTGCTTATAGAGGAGGCCGTGCGCCTTCGTCTTCGTCATCTCGCGCACCGGGCAGCGCCAGATGGTCACGCGGCTGTGGAAGTCGAAGCCCGCCTCGGTGTGAGCGCGGATCAAATCGCCGGGGAAGTCGCGCAAGCCGGCAGTGCCGCGCTGCGTCCGGTAGTAGACGAGATCCTTGCAGTGGACAGCGACGAGGCGGCCCGGCTTTGTCACACGGTAGATCTCGCGGACGAGAAAGCGGTAATGCGCGATGAACTCCTCGTCCGACGCGCAATTGCCCATGTCCGCGACGCTGTCGTTGTAGATGTAGAGCCCGGAGAAGGGCGGGCTGTAGACGCTGAAGCCGATGGACGCGTCGGGAAACTGGCGCACGATATCGACGCAGTCGCCCCAATAGGCGGCAAAGCGGCTGCCATGCGCCTCGCCCAGGCAGCGGATCACGCGATCCATTGCGGCAGCCTCCCCTCGTGGCGCGGCTCATAGGGGCGCTTCAGCGCCGCGGCTTGCTCTCGCGCCCGGCGCATTGCCGCCGACATCGCCGCCTTCATGCGCGCATGGTCCTCGGCCTTGCGGTCGATGACGCGGCCGATCTGCTCCTCGCCCTCGGCGACGATGAGATGGATTTTGACGGCGCGCTTCTGCCCAAAGCGCCAGCAGCGGCGCACCGCCTGATACCAATCCTCGTAGCTGAAGGACCGGCCGACGAAGATCATGCGCGCGGCGTGTTGCCAGTTGAGGCCCATGCCCGCCACAGATGGCTTGGTGATGATCGCCTTGGCCTCGCCGGCGGCGAAGGCTTGGAGGCGCTCTTCCTTGATCTCGACCGAATGCGAGCCGCGGACCTCGACGGCATCGGGGAGACGCGTGATCAGCGCATCGGCCTCGTAGTTCGTATCTGCCCAGATTACCCATGCTTCACGAGGCTCGGCCGAGACAATCTCGGCCGCGGCATCGGCGCGCGCTTCGCTCGTATGGCGCTTCAGGTCGTGGATATTCGTGGCGGAGAGATCGCGCACGAAGAGCGAGCCTGCGGGCGCGCGAACGTCGCCTTGTGCGCGATGGCGGATGATCTCGAGCGGCGGCAGCATGAAATCCTTGCCGTCGAATCCCAAATCATCGGGAGAGGCCGCCATGCGCGCCCACGACGCCATCCAATCCCAGAAGCTTTGTTGCGCGTGGCCTTTGAGGCGATAGCGGCCCATCTGCGTCTGATCGGCGATGAACCAGCGCATCAGCATCTCGTTGGATGGCATGACGCCCAGGAATTCGGCGTGCTGGCCCAACTCCATGTGATCGTTGGGCGCGGGCGTCGCCGTGCAGGCGAGGCGGAAGCGATGACCGCGGAAGGCTTCGATGAGCGCCCTCGTCGTCTTGCCCGTGAAGCTCTTCAGGATCGAGCTCTCGTCGAGCGCCACCGCGCCGAAAGCGCCGGGGTCGAGCCTGCCCAATCGGTCGTAGTTGCAGATATTGATGCCGTCGCGCGCGTCCCCTTGCTCGCGGATGGCGCGCGCCTCACGTCCCCAGCGCTTAGCCTCGGCCTCGATCTGGCGGGCGACGGCAAGCGGCGTCAGGATGAGCGCGCGGTCGTTCGTGGCTTCCGCCGCCGCCTGGCAGAACTCGATCTCGCACGCCGTCTTGCCGAGGCCGGTATCGTAGAAGATGCCGGCCGATCCGCAGCGCAGCGCAAAGCGGATTGCGTGCTCCTGATGCGGGAAGAGGCCCGAAGCGACGGCCACCCGCTCGACGCGATCGGCGGCAAGACCTCGCGCGAGGGCGCGCGGCTCCTTCGACGCAATGAATTCCGCGTAATCCCTCATCCCACGATCCCCAGCCACGCCGCCGCGATGATCGACACCATCTCGTCCCGCGACGCCGCCCTCCGCGGCTCGACGCCGAACTCGGCGAAGATGTCCTCGTTGCCGACGCCCTCGCGCCGCCACTGCGCGAGCTGCTCCAGCGCGACGGCGAAGGCTTCCGACATGCGGCCTAGCGGCAAGGGCGGCGGGGATAAGCCGGGCGTGCGAAAGGTTCTCATGCCGCATCGCCCTCCCGCGCCGCGAGCTGGACGAGCCGCATCGAGATCGTGTTGGGCGATCGCCGGTGACCAAACCGCGCGGTCATGGCGCGCGCGATCGCCGAATAGCTATGACCGGCGACGCGCAGAGTCTCGCAATAGAAGTCCTCTTCGGCCGTAAAGGGCCTAACCTCGATGCCCTTGCGCACGTAAGGCTTTTGCCGAAGCTCCCGCGGCGAATGTAGCCCGTGCCGAACCATCGCGTGCTCGATCGTCGAGGGATGACGATCCATGAGCTGCGCGATGCGCCCGCGGCTATATCGCTTCGCCGCAAGCTCTTCGAGGCGCCGGATCTCGTCCGGCGAAAGACGACCGCGTTTCATGGGCGCTTACTCCGCGCCCTGCGCGCCCGCTTCCTCCTTCGCCGGCATCGGCCCGACCGGCGGCTTCTTCTCCTTCGCCGCCTCGCAGCTCGCCACCCACTCGCGAATGAAGGCCGCGACCTTCTTCGCGCTCATCATGCGCCCGGCGAAGGTGACGGGATGCTCGCCGACGAAGCTATGCTCGGCGATCTCCCACTGCTCTTTGCCGTAGGGCTTGAGGCGCAGGATCTCGTCGCCGAGCGTAAGGCAATAGACGGGCACGCCGGTATCCTCGGCGATCTCGATGCGATGGGGAGCGCGCGCCAGCTCCTTGCGCAGGTCGGCAACCGCCCTGACAGGAATCTCGACCACCGACGAGCCTTCGGTAATGAGCCTGTCGCCGATCTCGGCCGCAACGGCGGAAGGCAGCTTCACCTTGCCGCCCTTCTCGACCTTGAACGGCGAGCCCTTGGCATCGCCCTTCAAGAGGTCGGGTTGATCGGGATCGGCCTTGGCCGGCGCGCGCTCGCCGAGGAATTCGGTTGCCGACGCATCGATGAGCAGCACGCGCTTGCCCTGGAGGAGCGCCACGTTGAGAGCCGCGCTGTCCGTCGCCGGCAGTCCGTCGAAGGTGAGTTCGCAGCCCTTATCCGTGATCGAGACCTTCTTCACGCGCGCGGTGACGTGCTTTCGCTCGCGCGCGGCGATGAGCATCACGGCCTTGTGAATGACCTCTTCGGAGCACTGGTCGGCGCGGGCGATAAGCGATTTCTGCTCGCCTTCGCTCGACTTGGCCCATGGCTTAGGCAGATGCTTGATAAATTCTAGAAGTACGCTGCGAAAGTCTCCCTTCAGCGTCTCGGCCGCCATCGGCACCGCTAAATCGTGTCCGTTGCCCTTCGCTCCCATGATTTTCCCCTCCTCGCTTCTTGGTGAAGTCTCCCTCGGCGCCGGGACGCGATCCCTCAGCTACGCGCGACGAACCTCCCTTACTCCGTCACTTCCGTCTCGCCCGTGCGATCCGCCGGCACAGCCGATAGACCGCGCGCAACAGCAGCAGCGCCGCGCGCTCGGCGCCGATCAGCAGCGCCAGCAACGCGACGACGAGATATTTCCGCGCTTTCCCCATGAAGCGCCCTTTCGAGATCGAGCCGCAGCCGGCGCAAATGCGATTCGCGCCGGGCGATGACGTGCAAGAGATGCGTCGCGAGCCGCGCGGCCAGCCGCTGCGGCACGGAGCCGGCCGCGTAGCGCTTGGCGGTGCGCACGGGCACGGCAAGCTCGCGCGCCAGGTGCTTCGCCGCGTGTTGCGGGTAGGCCGCGGGAATATGCTCCGTGAGATTGAGAAAGTGGCCCTTCTGGTACCGCGACATGTGCTTGCTTCCTCTGGCAGTGTCGGTGCCGGTGAGAGCACGCACGTTGCGATGTGAAAGGAGGAGCCCCAGGCCGGCGCGGGAGTGTGAGACCGCGCCGGCCGTCTCCACGCGTCCGTCAGCAAAGGGGGCGCGGAGAAGCGGATATGCGAGCGCCGAGGCCATGTCAGGCGCGCCGATCGTCGGTAAAGCCGGGAGGCGCGGCGCTGGGCTCTGCGGCGCCATCGCCCTCGATGAAGGCCACATAACGGCTGGCCGCGTCGAGCGCGCCGCAGACGTTGTCGTGGAAGATCGGCGCCACGAGCCGGATGACATCGTAGCGCACGTGGGAGAAGCCCTTCAGCGCGTCGCTCTGGCCCTTCTGATAGGCGGCGTCGAGATCGGCTTGAGTGAAGCGCTTCAGCGCCGCCACCTCGGCAGCGGTCATCGACGCTTCCGCATCGGGATAGGCGATCGGGCCGAAGCCAATGCGGCGTCTTTGTTCGTCGCTCATGCCGCCCTCCGGCGCTTGCGCTTAGGCCGGGTCATGCGGCGCTCCGGCGCCGGCGCTTTGCCGGAACGTCAGCGAGCGATTGTGCGGCGCGTTTCTGCCGCATGAACTGAACGACCTTTTGACGCGTGGATCGACGGCACTCACGCCCGGCGCGAAGCTCAAAGACAAAACGCGGGTCTTTAACCGCCTCGGCGCCGAAGGCTGTCGGCGTCATTCCCGTGCGCGAAAGGAAGGCCTCTACCTCGCCGAGTAGCGGATCGTGAATCTCATCCATGGAGGCGACAATAATAGGTACTTCCCTATCAGTCAAGAGGGTAGAACCTATTGGGAATTCCCTATCGGTCCTGCAAAAATCTCGGCCGATGGAACTGGACACGGTGCGCCAAAGACTTGCGCAACTTATCAATGATCAAGAGACCGACCTTAAGGCGGTTTCTCTAAAGATCGGCAAGAATCACGCCTATCTGCAACAGTTCCTCAGCAAGGGCGTGCCGCGCACGCTCCCGGAGGATGTCAGAGAGGCGCTAGGCGCGCATTTCGGCGTGTCGCCGGACGAATTCAAATCGAGGCCCGGCCAAAAGCTCGCCGCAACCCCCGTGCCGAGAGGCGAACCAATTACCATCGGCGGCGAGGAATACGAAACACTTCCGGTCTTCGATTTGCGCCTGTCGGCAGGGCCGGGCGCATGGGAGGACGGTGATGGACAGCCGCTGTATTTCGAGCCCTATCGCCGGCAATGGTTGAAATCTCTCACTGCCGCTACGCAGGGATATCTGATGATAGCGCGGGTAGATGGCGACAGCATGGAGCCGACGCTGTACGGCGGCGACCAAGTGCTCATTGATCTCACCAAGAATCGCGCGAGTAGGGACGGAATTTATGGCTTGCGACGCTCTGACGATCTGCATGTAAAGAGAATATCGGTCGATCCGCAAAGTGGCATGCTCACAATTCTGAGCGACAATGCCCGCTACCCACCGTACCCGAATGTGGACCCCGACAGCATTTCCGTGATCGGCAGGGTCATCTGGCTCGGCCGCAAAATATGACGACAGCACAGGCATACAAGCACGTTCCATCGCACAACCGAAGAGGCGCGGATGGGGGACGTTGCAGACGAGATCGGGCTCAGCAAGCTGCTCGGGCACAATCGATACTTTCTATACGCACGCACGAGCATCGCGCTGGAATATGCCTCCGAAGCGCTCGATGAATTGAGCCAGGCCATCAACCATCATGTTTACGTGCTCTGCCCCTTTGGCAGCGTCGGGTCGTGGCTGAACGGCTTCGTTCTCCGCATTCATAGCAAGGAGGCGCTGGATGAGATCGCCGGGCGGCTCTCGTCGGCCCTGTCGCGCTTTGACGCCTGGGTGATCCATGACGGCATCGCGAGTGCGCGCGAATCGCATGGCCACGGCCTTGTCACACGTTATTTCGCCGAGGCAGCCAGACAGGGAAAGCCATTCAGCATGGCGCAGATTTTTCTCACCTATGCCGATGATGAGCGCGATCCAGATACCGCCTCGCCGGCATTGGCGACGAAGTTCCGCGGCCTTCTCCTGCCGGCGTTTCACTTCGCCGACGGTCGGATCCTGTTGTTTCGATCGGCCGAACCTGCGCCGTCGCTATGCCGCCGCACCGAACGATCGCTAGGGCGGCTTCACTGCATTTCCATCGCCGATGCGGATGGCGGCGAGGCGTGCTCACTCAAGGAATATCGGCCGCTTTGGGAAATGGTAAATCTGGAGGAGACGGATTTACGTTTCTTCGCAGAAGATCAGGACGAAGGATAAGGCGGCGTTCCCTCCCGCCGCGAGAATAGAGGCTCTTTCGCTCGGATTCCCTCGCCTGAGCCTGTGACACCGCCGCGGCAGGTTGCGTGGGTATCGGCATCCAGTGCGTCGGCTCCTCGAAAACCTCGAAGAGCGCGAACGGCTTGGCGTCATACCATTGGCCATCGCGGCGATAGGCCAAGGAAGGTATCTGCTCCCATCCCGCAACGAGCACGAAACCGCGCGTCGTCTGCGGCGCTGTCTCGACCGGCTGCCACTCCATCCACACCTCCAAAATCCAAGCCGCTCAGCGGGTTGGCGTCATCATCATACGTCGGCGGCAATAGTAGGCGAAAACCTATTGACTGATAGGGTGTTCCCTATTATGCTCGTCTCCACATTCGATGGAGACCGCCGATGCCCGCACCTGAGACCGCCCTTTCCCGCCTCAACGACCTGCACCGCTTCTACGATGGCGAAATCCCCGAGAGCGAGCGCCGCGCCGCGCTCCTCGGCGCCGAGACCGTCGAGATAATGGCCGCGGTCGGGCAGGTCGCGTTCTTCAAGAGCGCCATCAAGGCCCAGGTCCGCATCATCCGCGCGCGCCGCGCCGATGGCAGCTTCTACCCGGCGCTGATCGCCGACCTGCAACTTTACCGCCGCCGCTTCCGCCAGGAGTTGCGCGCGCTCTGGAAGCTTCGCGCGGCGGCCGATGCGCGGCCTGCGGCGATGGCGGCGGAGTAGGAGGCGGCGATGCACACCTTCAAGCGCAACGATAGCGTCACGGTTTTCGGCCGAACGATCGGCGGCCGATTCGTCATCGAAGGCGAGGCGAAGATCATCCGCCCGATCAAGGATGTCGATGAGTACTACGTCGTCGCCTTTCCTGACGGCCGATATCAGCGCTTTGTTGATCCTGCCGGGCAATCCGATCCGGCGGCTTATCTCGCTCGATTGAACGACCT